AGTATACGATCTGTTTAATGTTGAACAGAATCACAGGTATTATGCAAATAACGTTCTAATCAAAAATTGCGAATTTTTAGTATACGACGAAACTCTTATAAACAGTTTGAAGTTAGTTGAGCTGTATGGTAAAGAACCTATGATGAAAATGGGGCAAGTGCGATGGTATAAAACACCAACTGCAGGTAATTTATATTTAATTGCATTAGATCCTAGTTTAGGTACAGGAGGCGACTATTCGGCTATTACTGTTTTTGAATTACCATCAATGGTGCAAGTTGCAGAATGGCATCATAACATTACTCCTATACAAGGACAGGTAAAGTTATTTAGAGATATATTATTATATGTACAAGACGAAATTGGTGCTGATCAATATAATTCAATATATTGGTCGGTAGAAAATAATACAGTAGGCGAAAGCGCATTAGTAGTAATTGACAACTTAGGAGAAGAAACATTTCCGGGATTATTTGTGAGCGAGCCGGGCAGAAAAGGGCATGTTCGAAAATTCCGCAAAGGATTTAATACAACCTTTAATAATAAAATTGCTGCATGTTCAAAATTAAAATTTTTTGTTGAAGAAGATAAGATGGTAATTAATAGCAAACCGTTAATAACCGAATTAAAATCTTTCATTGCACATGGAATTAGTTTTAAAGGTAAACCGGGACAACACGACGATTTAGTAGCAGCATTATTATTAATAGTAAGAATGATTGATATACTAGCAGAATGGGATCCTTTAGTATTTGAAAAAATGCGGATTGAAGATCGAATTGAGGACTGGGAAGCACCTCTACCAATATTTGTTTCCTCTAATATGTGATAAATATAAACATGGACAATAATTTAGATAAAATTGCTTTAGACCTTTATGGTAAAATACAAACACGTTTTTCAGACATTACGATGGGAGACGAGAACGCAGCAGTACTGAGTAAAAAAGTTGATATTCCAAAAGCACGATTCTTTGAGTTTGAGTATACTGAAGATGACAAACCACTTGGAACTATTACTATTACTTTAGATAAAGACGACGGAGTTGTAGTGCAAGTTAGTGGGGATTTAGTAGACAACGATTCTGATACGACCCACCATAACGCATACAAATTCATTCGATCATTTAGAAACTTTGCTAAACATCGCTTATTAAACTTTGATGTACAAAACATTGGAAAAAGCAACTTAGACAAACGAGACTACCAGTTTCAAGCAAAACCCAAGGAACAACAAATGATGGAAAGTAAAATGTTTGGTACTTCTAGAATAAGTTACCAAGACTTAGGCGAGGCTCGTTTAATAGTTAAACATACTCAACCTGTTAATCCAGAGTTAGCTGCAGGCCGTACAATGCATATTGAATGTATATACATTGAAAATGCAGACGGCGAACGATTCAAATATCCATATAAACACTTACCCGGTGCTCGTGCATTAGCAGAACACATTAAACACGGTGGTATCCCGTATGATGATATTGGTAAACATATTACTAAACTTAGCGAAGAATTAGCAAGTTTACGTAAGTTTAAAGGATATGTTAGTCGCCAATCACAAATATCAGAAGCAATGGGCGACGTTACAACGCGTGTAATTGAACGCATTGATGCAGTTAAAAAAGAAATTGTTAGCTTACAACGTCCGGCTTACTATCAACAATTTGCAGAATCATTTACTACAACAGAAGAAAGAGTAATACCGGAAACTGTTATGAACGATTGGATTGAACGCCTAACTGTTCGCACATTTAATGAAGAAATGAAAACAGTATTTCCGTTCTTATATAACATTGTAGACGAAAGTGAGTTGCCAGTTTGTGAATTATCTTCAGATTACTTTATGGATGAAGCTGCACCTAAAGGATGGGAAGGTACTGTTAAAGCAATGAAAAAACACAAGGAAATTGATAATCCTTGGGCATTAGCACACTCAATGAAAAACAAAGGCTATAAAAGTCATAAGAAAGAAGAACTTGATCCAGAGCTTGCATTTGAGTCATTTATTAATCATCTTATGAATGAAGACAAAGATGAATTGTTTAGTCAGTCGTTAACATCTAAGCATGCTGCAATTGAAAAGTTGAATGATCTACTAGCACAACCGTTGCTTAACGGTGCGTATGGAGAAGGTGCAGCCGAAGAATTAGAAGGGTTAATTAATGATCCTGCTTTTTTTGATTCTCTCAAAACAGTTGACGCAGATTTAGATATACGTGCAATACTTCAAAATTATATTACGCAACGAGATCCAGACGTAGCAATTCAATTAAAAATTGGTCCTGATGCAGACAGCACCCCTGCGGTACCGACTGAACCTAGTGCTCCAATGCCGGATGCAGGTGCTCCGATGCCAGATGCAGGTGCTCCAATGCCGGATGCAGGTGGCGGGTTAGGTGGCGGGTTAGGTGGTATGCCTCCAGACTTAGGTGGCGGTATGCCTCCAGAAGGTGAATTAGGCGCAGAAGGTGAAGTGCCTCCAGCAGCACCGGGTGAAGAAGGTGAAGTACCTCCAGCAGCACCGGGTGAAGAACCACCAGCAGCACCGGTTGCAGAAGGAATTAATCCTAAAAAATCTAAAATGAAAGCTAAGTTTATTAAAGCTAAAGCTGCGGGTGCTAACTTAGATACTCCAATTGCAGAAGGTATGACAATCCGTGATCTTATTAGAGAAAGTGGAATGACACCTAGTGAAGCGGGATTTGGCGAGTATGAAGTAGAAGATAATGATCAAGAAGGTGGTGAACCGGAAGAAGAAAACATTTCAGGTGTTAATCAAATTTTAAGATCAATTATAGGATTTTGGAATGCAGAAGACCGTAACTTTACAGTTGGCGGAACACGCGTTAAAATTATTATTAAGAAAAACTATGAAGATGACGAATACAGCAATGCATCAGACGACGATGTAAAATATGTAATGCAAAAAGTTAATAAATTAGATCCAAGTTCAGACGATCAAGAACAGACTGATGTATTAAGACTAGCCGGATTAGGCAACCAAGAACCTGAAGATGATGACGGTCAAGACATTGCAATGTTGATGAAAGAGCTACAGGGATTTGGTGGCAGACGTAAATTTGATAGCATTGATAAACATAAAATGCACAAAACAATGAGAAATAATTATGAAAAAAACTTTAGAAACCGCTCTTCTAAATTCCGTTAAGTCGTTATTAGAATCGATACACATACATGAAGGTGAACGCGTAGGGTCACAGGCTGAATTGAAACAGTTATTCGGTCGATCTCAAAATCAACCAGCTAACGGTGTAGCTCCAAATGGACGAGCAGCTACACCTGCTGATATAGACACAATACGTCGAGCGTTTGGTAATGCTCCGCCTGCAACATCGCAACCAGCACCACAGCAATTAGATGAACCAGAAAGTCTAGACGATACTGCAAAGCAACGTGCATTCGAACGTCCATTTATGCCTCCTAATCCTAAAGGTGAAAGACCTTTCCAACCAAGTAAAGAAGATGCATTCTACGACCCGTATTACAGCCCTGAAACATTCAATGGAGACTTTACTAACAATCCACAAGATTCTGATCGTACATCACAGTTTAGACGTAAATTTAATGGAGAACCGGCATATCCGAGACAGTTCTTTCAAACACCGCATGGACCACGTAGCACTGTTCTTAAGCCGACTGATAGCGTAGCAGAGGATGTTACATTTAAACAAGAAGAAAGTTTAGCTAGAATCATTCAGCTAGCACGAGGATAACAGATGAAAAAGATTACAGAAAACTCGCTCTTATCAAGGGTTAATAAATTAAACGAATCATTAGCGTTGTATGAACTTGCACGTACAGACGCAAATGGAAACGAATACAAAAGTAGAGAAGATGACATTAGAGGTAGAGAAAATGACCTTAGAGGTAGAGAAAACGAGTTTAAATCCAAATGGCCGCAAACTGATGCAGAAGTTAGCGCATTCCAGACAAGCCATAAACAACTTGACGGACAGCCATTAGTTGTCGACGGTGACATTGGACCGCAAACTATGCAGGCACTGGCTGCTGCAGGAATTCAACCCCCGCCTGGTTGGACTGGTTTAAAACCAGCTGCGCCAAAAGTTACTCCGCCAACTGGAAATACTGCTCCAAAAGTTACTCCGCCAACTGGAAATACTGCTCCAAAAGTAACTCCGCCGACAATGCAGCGTCAACAATCAGATCCTAAAGTAGTTGCTATTCAGCAAGCGTTAATGGCAAAAGGTTGGCCGTTGCAACCGACTGGAATTATGGATCAAAATACTAGTGATGCATATGAAGCACAATTTAAAACCGATTCAATGAATAATTCGTTAAATCAATCGGTTGCTACTAATAGACAAACTGAACCGGCACCTAATTTAAATAACCCAACTGCACAGCCATTTAACAACGTATTGTCACCTACTACGACTGCACAGGCATATGACAAGGTGTTACCAACTTCACCGGATGCATATGCTCCAAAAACAGATTACTTAAATAATCCACCTGCTTCATTAACAACACCTGTAAAAGAATCTGTTACATTTGGTGAAGACGAAAGTTTAGCTAGAATAGTACAATTAGTGAATTGGTAAAATAAATTGAAAAAGTGAAAGATTTCACTTGCTCATATAAATAATAGAGTATATAATATGCACATACTTTAAAAGTAAGGTATTATATATTAAAGTATAAAACATAAAAAAATATTAGTAATAAAACACATAGGCTATATAACACACAGGGTAAAACCTGTGTGTTAACTCAAAACACAATAGGAAATTATAATATGGCAACTTTAGCAGAAATCAGAGCAAAATTAAAAGCGGCAGAAACACGTAGCACAGATAGCAACACAGGCGGTGATAAATCAATTTATCCTTTCTGGACTATTAAAAATGGCGGTGAAGCAGTTTTTAGATTCTTACCAGACGGCAACCCAAACAATACTTTTTTCTGGGCTGAACGTTCTGTAATCAAATTACCTTTCGCAGGTATCAAAGGTCGTACCGATAGCAAACCAGTAGTAGTAAATGTTCCATGCGTTGAAATGTACAACGACGGTGCAGTATGTCCAATTCTTTCAGAAGTTCGTCCTTGGTTTAAAGATCCTTCATTAGAAGAAATGGGCCGTAAATACTGGAAAAAGAAGTCATATATCTTCCACGGCTTTGTTCCTGAAGATGGCTTAGACGAAAAAGAAAAACCAGAAAATCCAATCCGCAGATTTGTTATTGGACCACAAATTTATAAATTAATTCATGCAGCATTACTTGATGACGAGTTTACAGAATTACCTACAGACTACGTTAACGGCTTTGACTTCCGTTTAAAAGTTGGTTCTAAAGGTGGTTATGCAGATTACTCTACATCAACATGGAGCAGACGCACACGTCCATTGAGTGAAGAAGAACGTGCAGCAATTGATAAATTTGGTTTAACTGACTTATCAGAATACTTACCTAAAAAACCAAATGAAGTTGAACTCAAAGTTATGATGGAAATGTTTGAAGCATCAGTAAATGGTGAAGCATATGATGTCGAACGTTGGGGCAAATACTTTAGACCGTATGGTATTTCAGCAGACGAATCTACATCATCTGCAACTCCTACTGCTACAGTAGCTCCAGTTGTTGCACCCGTAGTACATGCACCCGAAGAAGCTATGCCTTGGGATGAACCTGCTACTACCTATACTCCACAGCCTGCAGTAGCTGAATCAGCACCTGCAAGTGATTCAAGAGCAGCTGATATCTTAGCAAAAATTAGAAATCGCGGCGCTTAACACAACAGTGATTAACGTAGCAAGGGGTCTTGCTACGTTACATTATTAGGAGTATAACCATGGCAACAAAACCCTTTGATTTAACAAAATTTCGAAAAACTCTAACAAAAAGTATTGACGGCTTAGGCGTAGGCTTTAATGATCCTACTGATTGGGTTGGTACCGGCAATTATGCACTTAACTACCTTATTAGTTCAGACTTCCATAAAGGCATTCCACTAGGTAAAGTAACTGTGTTTGCAGGCGAGTCAGGTGCAGGCAAAAGTTATATTTGTTCAGGTAACATTGTTAAAAATGCACAAGAACAAGGAATATACGTAGTACTAATTGATTCAGAAAACGCACTTGACGAATCATGGCTACACGCATTAGGTGTAGATACTACTGAAGAAAAACTTCTTAAACTTAATATGGCTATGATTGACGATGTAGCTAAAACTATTAGTGAGTTTATGAAAGAATACAAAGCAATGGAAGACAAACCAAAAGTATTATTTGTAGTAGATTCTTTAGGTATGTTACTAACTCCGACTGATATTAATCAATTTGAAGCAGGTGATTTAAAAGGTGATATGGGTCGTAAACCTAAAGCACTTACTGCACTTGTTCGTAATTGTGTTAATATGTTTGGTAGTCACAACGTTGGATTAGTATGTACTAATCATACGTATGCAAGTCAAGATATGTTTGATCCTGATGATAAAATATCAGGTGGTCAAGGATTTGTTTATGCATCAAGCATTGTAGTAGCAATGAAAAAACTTAAACTAAAAGAAGACGAAGACGGTAACAAAGTTAGTGAAGTAAATGGTATTCGTGCCTCTTGTAAGATTATGAAAACGCGTTATGCTAAACCATTCGAAACACTACAAATTAAAATTCCATATACAACCGGTATGAATCCATTTAGCGGATTAGTTGATTTATTTGAAAAAAAGAACATTTTGAAAAAAGATGGTAATAGACTTAAATACGTGGCTACTGACGGTACTGAAATTAAACAATACCGTAAAGAGTGGGAAAGTAATGCTAACGGCGCCCTTGAACGAGCAATGGCCGAATTTACTGACGAACCTGTATTATTAGATATTATTGATGATGCAGACGATATTGACAATTACGTTACGGAGGACGATAATGTTGAATGAAACACAAATTGCTGATGTATGGTTATTATTTGCAGATTACATTGATAAGAAACAAGCAGAAATTGCTGCTGAAAGATTTATTGAATTATTAGCAGACTTTGGATCAACTGATCGCACCTTTTTAGGTGCTACTGGAATTGATCCTACGTTAGACCAAGCAATTAACTATTATTTAGAAGACAATGAAGACGAAGATGACGGCTACAATGACTTGGAGTTTTAATGAGTTGGTACGGTATAATTACTAGAGACATTACTAGACTACCGGATGGTATTTTGCACTTTGAATCAGAATTGACAGATGCCAAAAAAGAATGTAAAATAGCAGGAAACGTAGAAAAGGCATCTGCAGCAATGCCTGGCATTGTAGAACACAGATATGGACAGCTTCAAGAAATTGAAGCTATCCTAGAGTTCCTTAATATTGAACTTAAACGATTAAAGAGTTATCACTTTAGAAAGTATTTAGAAACATACGCAAGGGCATTAAGCAGTCGTGATTGTGAAAAATATGTAGAAGGCGAAGATGAAGTAATCGAGTATGAAAAAATTATAAATGAATTTGCGTTAATAAGAAATCAATGGTTGGGTATTACAAAAGCCTTAGATCAAAAATCGTATGCATTAAGTAATATTATACGATTAAGATGTGCAGGCATGGAAGACGCAACCCTTTAAACTAACATGACGGGCTTAGTGCCCGTCACTACTTTAGGTGTATAACACATGAACACAATTGACAATCTGCTTCATTTTGTATTTCTCGAAGCTATGACAACCCCTCTTCCGTTCTCATCAAGAGATAGCCGTACATTGCAAAGTTTACATACTGCAATGCAAACTGATACATACATTACCGAAAAACAAGGTAATTTATTACTTCAAATAATAAGCAATGAAATTTACGCGCCATTTATGCTGTTAGCTAATGAACACTATGCAGATTATATCAATAACCCGGTATGGAAGAAATCATTTCGTATATTACCAGAGGTAAAACGCATATATCATATTCCTGCAGGATCTGACCAAATTAACATTAATGTGTTAAAAGAAAACTATACTGGTGTAATTGCAATTGATTTTACGTTTTCAAGTACGATTCGTAATGAATTAAAACCGCTGTCTGATGTGTTATGGCAAGTTAAATCCGGATCGTTATACTATGCAGATTTTACTGAATCTAATCTTGTAACTATTATACAACTATTAGATCCTTATAAGTTTGAAGTTGAATTAGAGTTACGAGATTACTACAACACAATTAGACTATGGGATAAACAAGATTTTAAAGATATGTACGATGTACACAAATTAGAACATACTAGATTTCAAACCCTTATTTCAAAAGATTTAGAATCTAATGATCCTACCATCATAGTTGATAGACGACTAAGATATCAATATTCAACAACTGTTGAATGCCAGACTACTAATGAATTAACTAAACAAATTGCAACCCGTGAAAAATCTAAAGTTTGGATTGATAGTAATACATATTCAATATCCAATGTAGTTGCATCATTAGTAGAGCTACAACGATTTCCGTTATTAGTAGTATTTGAACAATCAACTGATTTTACAACCATAACACAGTTTAACGAGTTATCTCAGGCGCTAACTGATCACGGCATCACTGATAACATTGGATTCCATTTTAGATTAGATAATACACCCGATGGAAAAATGTTTAATGACGGGATTGGAAAAAGACAGTATAATAGTGTACTAAACAATAATACAAAGGTTGCAGCAGTGCTTGGTGGTAAATTACCAAAATTCTTCCTTAAAGAAACTTGGAGACCAATGAGTGTTCTTTGTATTAAAAATACACTAAGACATAGCAAAACTGCAGTGTATGCGAATAGCAGTGATTTAATCATATCGTATACGCACGTAGAACCAATTATAGAAACGAGGAACAAATGGGAGTCAAACTAATTATAAAAGATGAAGTTAATATTAAGTTTGAACATTTACCATTAGATGCAAGGAAGAAGCTAGCAAGTGCATTCAAATATGAAGTGCCGTATGCTAGATATCAACCTTCGTTTAAGTTGGGCAGATGGGATGGTACAGTTAGCTTATTTGGTATAGGCGGTACCGGTTACTTAAACAACTTAGAATCGATACTTGCAATACTTAATAAGATGGGAGTTGCAATAGACGACATTGAAGATTTGCGTAAACCATTTAATTTAGATTTTACACCAATTACTGAAACATATTGGGCAGACTTAGGCAAAGTATGGCCAGTAGGACATAATGATGTTGGTAAACCTATTATGTTAAGAGATTATCAAGTAGACGCCGTTAACAAGTTTTTACAACAACCGCAGGCATTACAAGAAATTGCAACAGGTGCAGGTAAGACAATTACAACTGCTACACTGGCACATATATGCGAGTCACAAGGTCGTACAATAGTCATTGTACCAAACAAAAGTTTAGTTGAACAAACTCATGAAGATTTTGTAAACGTTGATTTAGATGTAGGTATGTATTATGGCGATAAAAAAGATTTAAACAAAACACATACTATATGCACCTGGCAAAGTCTTAATATATTAGATAAGAAAAGTAAAAACTTAGAACACGATATTATAACATTAGCAGAATTTTTAGACGGTGTTTGTGCAGTAATTGTAGACGAAGTGCATATGGCAAAAGCTGATGTGTTAAAGAATTTACTTACTCACAACTTATGTAATGCACCAATCCGGTGGGGATTAACTGGTACTATACCTAAAGAAAAGTTTGAATACGAACAAATATTTGCAAGTATAGGTCCTGTCATTGGAGGCATTAAAGCACACGAATTACAAGATGCAGGTGTGCTATCAGCGTGCCATGTTAAGGTATTACAACTGATCGACTTGCCATCATTTAGATCTTATTCGGATGAAATAACATATCAAGTTACTAATAAAGATCGAATGATGTTTATTAGCGATACTATTAAGACTATTGCAGAAACTGGCAATACGTTAGTGTTAGTTGGTAGAATTGAAAGTGGCAAGTTGTTAATTGAAAATATCCCAGATGCAGTATTTGTATCAGGTAATGTAAAAACAAAAGATAGAAAAACAGAGTACGACGAAATTAAAACATCAACAAACAAAATTATCGTAGCAACGTATGGGGTAGCAGCAGTAGGTATTAACATTCCAAGAATTTTTAATTTGGTGTTAATTGAATCGGGTAAAAGTTTTACACGAGTTATTCAAAGTATTGGTAGAGGAATTAGAAAGGCACATGATAAAGATTTTGTGCAAATTTATGATATTACTAGTACCTGCAAGTATGCTAAAAAACACTTAACAGAAAGAAAGAAATTCTATAAAGATGCAAAATATGAATTTGAAATTAATAAGGTAGATTGGAAATGAATATACTCACAGTAAATAATCAATCGTTTTCTTTAAATAACCTGCCTGACGAAGTAGACGACAGTATGCGATTTGGCATTTTAGATAATAGCAATCCGCAAGAACCGGATTTCTTTTTTATGCCGCTAATATATTTAGAATCGTTTAACGCTCCGGCTATTGTATTAAAGATTGGTGACAGCGAAGTAACTATGCCAATTGATTGGTGCATTGCAGTAGGTGATGGTAGTAGTGCAACTCACATTGAAATATTACCATTAACTAGTTTAAATGATAGAGGATTTGATGCACTTGTGTTTAATCCAATATCTGATTTTAGAATTGAATTTAAAAAAATTGAAATTATAAATTTTTACAATGATGTTAAATGGTACTTTCCAAAAATGAAAGTTGGCCATTTATTAGCAACTCCTTTACAGAATAAAGATCAACCAGAATGTGTATATTTTGTTAAAGAAGTTTCTCGTCAGAGTGAGATGATACATTTAGATAAATTATTATAGGATTATATATGGCATTTAAAGTAGCGTATTTTGCCCCAACTATTATTGCAGCGGATCAAGTTCCGCCTGTTGAATTTAGCAAGTTATTTAATTTAACCAATCAATTACATTTGCATCCCGAGTTACACGAAGCTGATAATCCATTTGTTAGTTTAGTGGGCGGATCTCATATTCAAATGTACCCTGCAAAAGTTGAACTTGATATTAATTGGCTTATTGTTTGGTTAGAGACAGTGTGTCAAGAGTACATGGATTTAGTAACTGTGCAAACTGGTACAACTGATTTGAAAATATGTAAACCAGTAATTACAAATGTATGGACTACCCAGCAAACATCAGGAAATTATCAAACCATGCATAGCCATCTAGGTAGTAATATTAGTGGCAACATTTATATTAGCACACCTAGTCTTGATGCTAACAGTAACCCTTCCGACGGTCAATTTGTTTTAAAAATGCCGCAAATTAAAGATATATCTAGATTTGTTATGCAAGATACATGGAAAACTGATACATCGCCTGGTACCCTTGTAGTGTTTCCAAGTTGTTTAGCACATCTTACATATCCATGGAACGGAACCGGTACTAGGACCGTTGTGTCTTTTGAAGCGGCAATAGTACCAATTATTGATGACGAGGATGCAGCATGAGTGATAAAGTAGAACTAAAAGAAAAGATTCAAGCAGTAGATATGAACATTCGCGAGTTATGGGACGAACTTGATGAAGTAAATCAAAAAGGCCTTAAGGGTGAATTGTTTATTTTAAATAGATACATTAGCAATGTTAAAGGTCAATCATCGGAAATACAAAAACACTTTGTAATATCAGTAAACGAATACTATAACAAAAATTGGTTCTTGTTGTCAAAAGAACATTCAAAATTATTATGGTTATTGTTATGTATGTGTAGTTTTAACGGAGAGAAAACATTCTTTCATGAATGGCTTGGCAACAAAAAGAAAGACGGTAACGATAATAAGAAAGTACAGTTTTTAGCCGAGCTTAATCCTGCTATGAAGATGCAAGAAGTTGAAATGTTAGCAAAACTAACACCGACTAAAGAAATAACTAAGTTAGCTAAAGACTACGGATTTGAAGATAAAGATATTAAAAAGAAACTTAAATGATGAGTTTACAGCCTAAACCATTTGAATGCCAGTACTGCAAGAGTAAATTTGTAAAAGAATCTACTCTTATGGTTCATGTATGTGAATCAAAGCGTAGAGCATTGGCACAAAAAGAAAAACATGTAGTGATAGGGTTCGAAACATACAACATATTTTTTCAAAAAACACAAAGCTTTCATGGTGTAAAGACATACGAAAACTTTTGCAAAAGTCCGTATTATAATGCGTTTGTTAAGTTTGGAAGTTTTGTTAGTAACGTAAAACCGTTGTATCCTGACAAGTTTATTGTGTTTGTAGTAACTAGTGGCACTAAGTTAGATCATTGGTGTAGAGATGAGTTATACGACAAGTATGTTGTAGATTTAATTAAAACTGAATCAGTAGAAACTGCGTTAGAACGTAGCATTAATCACATGTTAGATTGGGGTGATGCAAATAACGCACAATGGAATCATTACTTTTCATATGTAAGTTTAAATAGAGCAATGTATGATATTAAAGATGGAAAGATTAGTCCGTGGATTGTGTTAAATTCAAATACTGGCAAATTAATGATAAAACGATTTAACGATGAACAACTTGCAGCAGTGAGCAGTGTATTAGATATACCGTTTTGGTTTAACAAGTTTAAACATAGATCAGCTGACGTAGAGCTTGTAAAAACTGTAGTTAAGGAGAGTAATCTATGAGCATAAATATTGCGATTGAAACAAAACCAGATTATCATTGGAGGTTCATCACCTATGCCGGATATTGACATTGACTTTGCTAATAGAGATCTAGCACTGTCAAAATTAAAACATGTTACGGCAGCTATTAGTATTCAAAAAAAACACAATACAGGCATCTACTGTCACAATATACCACACAATCCAGTAACTGGGGTGAGTACAATTGACTATAAAGAAGCTGAAGACAGAGGTTATTTTAAAATTGATTTTCTCAATGTTATGATATATAAAGACATTCGAGATAACGACCATCTACTACATTTAATGGGAACTGAACCAATATGGGAACTATTACTTCAAGAAGACTTTGTAAATCTACTATTTCATATAAACGGGCACATAGATATTCTGAAACAGATGCAGCCGACTTCCGTGGAACAATTAGCTGCAGTCCTGGCGATGATAAGGCCAGCGAAACGCTATTTGATTGGGAAAGAATGGACTACGGTGATGACAGACATATGGGAACACTCAGACGCTGACGCCGGGTATGCATTCCGTAAATCGCATGCAATTGCTTATGCAATGGCGATTGTAGTGCAGATGAATTTAATTTGTGAAGAGGTTTAAGGTTTTCGGACGAGTTGAACAGATTTACGTTTAACTCGTTTAACTGTTAGGTTCATTAAATTAACTACTGGACCTAATATTATACGAGTATCTTTGCTATTAAATGTTTTAATTGCATAACTAAATGGTTGCAGTTCTTCTCTGCAAAATATAGATATTGGAAATTGTCGATTAGATTCCCACCACCATATCTCGCCTATCTCTAAAAACGTTACTTTATCGTCAGCTGATAGTATTGCGTTTAAGTCGTAGAAACTTGTTACGTACTGATCTTGGTTGGTAATTATACCAACATATTCATCGTTGCCGTAAGTAATCACACTAATAAACGGTAAATTTTGTTCTATGTTATCTCTTAAGTTTGCCATAAATATATATAAAGGATATTGCCAATGCAAAAAATATCAAGTTATTTATACCCAAACCGAATCGAACTTATCGCCGATCTGGTTGGATTTACAGTGGAGTTCACATCAGTGTATCAAAGAAATGTAAAAATTTATAATGGTATTGATAATACCATTGAGTTCGATATTAAGAACGCAGATCAAAAACGAATTGACTTAACTACGTTAAGTGTAATTGAACTAAACCTTATGGATGTTTCTGGCAATGCCCTACCTAACAGTCCATACGCAGTTGCTCCAATTGTTGATAAAAAAGGAATTGCTAAAGTTACTATACCACAAGAAGATCTTGTTGATCTTACTCCCCAATTTTTAACATATAGTGTTAGTGCAGTTAAGGATGGCGCCGATGTTATGCTGTATGCTGATACTAAGTTTGGCGCAGTTGGTACAGTTGAACTTATTGGCAACGCAATGCCAACTTTCCGAAATGAAAAAATTTATAATACGTTTAGCGGCGAAATTGATTATATGGGCAATGTTGTAAAACATACTAGTTCAATTCCTGCTACGTTTTACGAAGCAGTGCCAACTACACAATTATCATTTGAAATTTCAATAACTGGGTTTATTGGTAAAGTATGGTTAGAAGCTACTACTGCATCAACTATTAGTGTTAATTCGTACCTACACGCAGTTAAGTTAGCAGAACGAACTATTGTTGCACCAAGCTCAACTCCTATCACATTTGACAACGTTGATGTTGCAGATTTTAAATATTTTAGAGTATTATACCAAGGCAATAGTCCAATCAATCCAACCGGTACTGTTGACAAAGTAACCGTTTGGTAGTATAATATACTTTTAAACTAAACATACCTATTATGAACCTTATTACAGATACATTGTTAATGTACTGGCAATCTGGTAGACGAACTAAAAAAACTCCAAGTGGATGGATAACTGGCAACGCTCCGTGTTGCCAGGATACCCGGTATCGTGGCGGATTTATTGTAAACGATGGCGATGCAGTTACATTTCACTGCTTCAATTGTAGCTTTAAAGCTAGTTGGCAACCAGGTCGGCACATTAGTAAAAATATGAAAGACTTTATGCGGTACTTGCATATGAGCGATTCAGAAATTTCTAAACTTAGTTTAGAAGCTTTTAGACTAGAAGCATCTGAAACTGTACTACTAGAAACAATGTTACCTAAGTTTGAAAATCGCACACTGCCAATTGATGCAGCACCGATTGGGTCATTCTTAAATAACATTCCTAAACCATTATTTCCGGTGTTAGAATATATGGCCAACCGTAACTTATGTATAGACGATTACCCGTTTCATTGGACTCCTAAAACTGGATTTAATGATCGATTGATTATCCCGTACTACTACGAAAACAGACTAGTAGGATACACTGCAAGACGCATTGGTTCAAATAAGAACCCACGGTACTTCTCAGAGCAACAACCAAATTTTGTTTTTAACTTAGATAGACAATCTTATGAACGTACATTTGTTATTGTATGCGAAGGCCCAATTGATGCAATTAGTATAGACGGCTGTGCTATACTTGGTTCACAAATTAAAGATAAACAAGATTGGCTACTTAAACGATTAAACAAGGAAATTATATTAGTACCAGATAGGGATCACGAAGGCCCAGCTACTGTAGAACAGGCTATTGAATATGGTTGGTCTGTTAGTATGCCAGAATGGCCTGTAGGGATTAAAGATGTAAATGACGCTGTCATTAAACTAGGTAGACTAACTACACTGTGGCTAATTATTAATGCAAAACAAAGCTACGCACTTAAGATTCAATTAAGAGCAAAACAATTTTTTAAAGAGGTAACACTATGAAAAAACTTTTAGAGATTATACTACGACCATACACTAAGTGGAAAGAAGATCGTGCATACAATAAACGTATTGAAGAACTCCGTAAACGAGACCCGTTTATATACAAATGATTAGTTGGGGCATAAACGCATTAAATCATGGCTCTAGCATAGCAGTTATTACTGATAAGCTAGAGTTCTTCCAAATTGATAATTCTAACGATATACTTGAATCAAGTATAGATCTTGCACTAATGCACGGAAGACCTGATCGTATCTATTGGTACGAAAATCCATGGATTAAGAAAGGTCGACAACTATATGCAGGACAATACAGTACAGCATTTGATATGTCATCATTACCGACTGCGCATTTAAAGAAGGTCGGCCTTAGTCATATTCCACTTACGTATACTAAACACCATGCTAGTCATGCTGCAGCCGGTTATTATACCAGTCCGTTTACTGATGCTGCAGTAGTGGTGTTAGATGCAATTGGTGAGTTTGAATGTGCTACTATTTGGCACGGCAAAGGTGATAACTTAACAAAAGTTTGGTCAGCATCTTATCCAAATAGTTTAGGTTTATTCTACTCAGCATTTACACAACTAATTGGGTTTACGCCAATACAACAAGAGCATCTATTACAATTGTCTGCAGAAGTTGGAGACCCGGCTAGATATTATAATACAGTAAAGAGTTATTTTAATGGAACAGTTAAACTTACTCGCAACTTACACAGAGGTGTACTAGATTGGCCACATCCTATAAAGAACTTACAAGATCAAACTGATATCGCAGCAGCAGTACAAAAGGTATTTGAAGAACAACTATATGGAGTTCTTGAGGTTGCATTTCAACTCACAAAGTCGTATAATTTAGTATACATGGGCGGCTGTGCAATGAACAGTTCAGCTAATAAAAAATCGTTACACAATTGGGAAAAAGTTTGGAGTTTACCTAATCCAGGTGACCCTAGTAGTGCAATTGGTGCAATATTGTGGCACACAAAACAACGGCTTGTTTGGGGTAATAATACTTCTAAACATATTGAAATTAAAGGATATTAAATGGCACAAAACGTAGACTATGGTTATGATATACAAAAGTTATATTTAGAAATGATGATAAGTGATGCCGCTACATTTGTTAGATGCCAATCTATTTTTGATCATAGATTATTTGATCGCAAATTACAAAAACCGGCAGACTTTATAAACAGCTATGTTGACGAACATAACGTAATGCCAACACTTGAAATTGTTAATGCTGCTACACAAGGTGACTTTAAACCTGTAGAAGGACTTAAAGAAGAACATTATGATTGGTTACTTAATGACTTTGAAACGTTTATTAGACACAAAGGTCTTGAACGTGCGATTAATGAATCAGCTGACTTACTTGAAAAAGGCGAGTATGGTCCAGTTGAAGACAAAATTAAACAAGCAGTGCAAATTGGTTTGCAAAAAGACTTAGGTACCGATTACTTTGCTAATCCACGTGAACGACTTATGAAGATTAAGGATAAGAATGGCCAAGTATCTACTGGTTGGAAGAACATGGATGACAAACTGTTTGGTGGTATGAACAGAGGTGAGCTTAATATATTTGCAGGTGGTTCAGGTGCAGGTAAAAGTTTATTCCTAGCTAACTTAGGTGTTAACTGGGCACTAGCAGGACTTAATGTAGTTTACCTTACACTAGAGCTTAGTGAAGAACTTGTATCAATGCGTATTGATAGTATGATAACAGGTATTTCAACTAGAGAAGTATTTAAGAACATTGAAGATGTAGAACTTAAAGTTAGAATGATTGGTAAGAAGTCCGGGTCATTACAAGTAAAATATATGCCATCAGGTAAGACTGCTAACGATATTAGATCATACTTAAAAGAGTATGAAATTAAAACAGATAGAAAAGTTGACGTATTGCTAGTAGATTACTTAGACTTGTTAATGCCAATGAGTAAAAAGATTAGCCCGGCAGACTTATTCATTAAAGACAAATATGTATCAGAAGAACTTAGAAACTTAGCAGTAGAAAAACAATGTGTGTTTGTTACTGCGGCACAGCTTAATAGAGGTGCAGTAGAAGAAGTAGAATTTGACCATAGTCATATCTCAGGCGGGTTAAGTAAAATTCAAACTGCAGATAACGTGTTTGGTATCTTTACAAGTAGAGCAATGCGTGAGCGTGGTAGATATCAAATTCAGCTTATGAAAACACGTAGTAGTTCCGGCGTTGGCATGAAGATTGATTTAGAATATGACATCGATACATTGCGCATTACAGACTTAGAAGAAGATCAAGGCTATGGTAATGCTAGTACATTATCAGCGGGTAGTTCACTTTTAAACTCTATTAAAAACAGAAATACAGTAGAAGCAGAAAGCAGTCCAAAAGTAACAGCAGGAATACAAAGCACTGCATTAAGAGACCTAATAAACAATTTAGACGTAGACGATTTTTAGCATAAATACTAAAAATATATTTTAAAGGATTTACGATGCGGTTACGCGAATTATACGAAACAATAAATCTGTTTGAAGCATACGATACTAAAGTTGCTAAACTACATAAAGAATTTGCTCAAATGCGAGCAGGCTTTCCAGAAAAGCCAGAAACACAATGGGGGCCTGCAGTACCTGCAATTCCGGGCGATCCAAGTGTACTTGATGAAACTCAATTAGCAGCATTAGTTGGTTTTGCCGAACAAGCATTTAAGTCGGGTGCAAAACCATCTGAACAAGCAATGCAATGGTACTTGTCATTACTTGAAACTTATTATAAACAGAACGATCCTAAGTTTGCAGGTAAGTTTGCTGCAATGATTGGCCAGTATCAATTTACTGATTTTAATTCATTAAACAATGAACTAGCACATTTCTTTACATCAGAATATGCTGATTCACAGTATATGAAGGATTTAGTTAAAGCAATTAGACCAGCTACTACACAAATTGATAATCTTATTACTAATGCAACTGCAGCTGAACAAAGAATACATGCAGAAAACGAAGCAGCTCGTAAATTAGCAGGTCGTCCGGATATTAAATTAATGGAAGGCGATCAAGTAATATTACCAGTAGATAACAAATATGATTGGTGGTGGTTACCATATAGAACACACGAGTTTGAATCAGCAGCTATGGGACATTGTGGTAACTGTCAAACATCTGATGGGAATATGTTAAGTCTTCGTACTAAAAAACCTATATGGCCTGAATTAACATTTGAATGGAATCCGCAAGATAAAATGTTATATCAAACAAAAGGCCCTCATAATTCAAAACCTGCTCATAGATATCGTCCGGCTATTTTAAAATTAATGCTTAGTGATTTAATAAGCGGCATTGGTAATGATTCATATCAACCAGCTAACGACTTTTCTATATTTGATTTTGAACCAGCAGATGTAAAAACAATTGCAGATCAAAAACCAAATTTGATTACTAGCCAAATAGAAAAGTATCCAATTGACTTTTTAAGAGCTCCTGAATTTATTAGAGCTATTCCTGAATTTAGAGATATTGCAGTACAAAACGCACGCGGATTAGCGGCACTAGTTGACAATACTGGCAAAGTCAACACATCACTAGATGCATGGGAAGATGCAATCGAAGCTGACAGAAGTATTATTATTTACGCTCCAGAAGATCTTAAAGATTATGAAGACCGAATTATTGATGCGTTAAAACGTGATTCATCATTGCTAGGATTTGCAAGTGCTAAGATTCGCGGTAATCACAAAATTATGTCTGAAGTAATTAGATGGAATCCTAACTCAATTGAACTAGTTCCTCTTAGAGCACCCGCATATGAAGAACTAGCACTACAAGCAGTTACAAAAAGAGGTGAGCTGTTAAAGGCTATTCCTGTAGAAAAAAGAACATATGAAATGTGTCTTACAGCTGCAAAAAATCGCCAGCTATGGGATGAAACTCCATTGAGAGAGTTTTACGAATTGTTTAATACACTACCCTTTACTAAAGACCAACATAGTGAATTAGCTTCATTGGTATTACAATACGATACAGAAAATAAATTATTAGATTTACTACCGGCTGAAATTAGAACATTCGTATCCACAATGGCTCGTCTTAAACTCAGTGAGCGTAACTATTATGGTGACGACCGCGCAGCACACGTAAAAGAACTAGTTGATTCAGTTACTCCTGGTTCAGTATCTGATGAAGAATATATGAAAATCTGTTTAAAGGCAGGTGAATTATCATTCCACCGCGCAGTACCAACAGAATTCCAAACATATGAATATTTTAAAAAATATATACTTACTATAGAACCAACTGCAAACCGTATTATTACACCGGTCTTTACTCCCGCTTTTAAACAATTACTACCTGAACAACGAGAAGAATTAGTATCAATTGCTGTAAAGTTATGTCCTGAATCGTATTTTGAATTACCATACGAGTATAAACTTAACTTATCTAGAACACTGAAGCTGATACAAAAAACTGATAGACCGTTAACTCATGGCATCGTTGCTGATATTACACTAGCGGCAATTGAACATGGTGTATCCGACGAAGACTATGATAAGTTAATTGCGTATTACAAACACTCACTTAAAACTAGCAGTGGTTCAACAATAAACCTTTTGAATAACTATGCATTGACGCAAGCTAAAAAATATAATAACGATGATTGGTTTGACGTGTTAGCGTATGGCGCTAAACTTAACTTAACAGAATTTATAAATATGTTAACTCCTGATTTTGTTGATAATAACTTTGAATGGGTTGTTGATATTATATGTAAAGAATTTAGTCAGTCTAGATCAAATTTGCACTTTAGTACATTAACCAACCGATATCCTGAAATTGTTGTTGAATTATTCAAACGCCTACCAACTAGTGAGCTAGGTAAACTACAATACCCGCATTATATAGCTCAGATGTATGAACTTGATCCTCGCAAGTTTAAACGAGTATTAGAGATTATGGTAGATCGAGAACCGCATTTAATTGCAGAAATACAAAATTTAGTACCGGACTATATTCCAGAAACAGAACAATCTTGGGTAGATAGATTGACCTATAAAGGATTTACTAATGGTGGAATTGCGGCATTAATATATAACTTCCCAATGGAGCTACTAACTCCTGAACTATTAAATACTGCAATCCTTGGTGCAAATAGAATGGATGCTAATATTGAAAGAAAAATAGAGGAGTTATACAAATACTATAAAGATAAACCGGAATACGACGCCGTACTAGAAAATATGTTAGATCTTGTACCTAACATCATTACAATGTTATCTCCTCAAGAGATTGAGCTTTTTCATGTAAAACGCTTTATAACGTATTTAGAAAACAAAAAACACTCACCAGAAACTATACTGCTACAGCTTAGAAGAGAACCATTTCCGTCAGCTGCATACCTAAAACCAGACATTGCAGCATATCTAAACAAATATAAAGCAGAGAAAGCACCTAACCTTAGCTCAATCTCTTTTTAAGGAAAATTAATGAAACTAAGAGAATTATACGAAACAATACAACTAGATGAAAACTATAATGGTAAGGTAAACAAACTTAAAAACTCACCGTTGTTTGCACAACACCCTGATCTACTACAAGACTTTGATGCACGCCTTGAATGGGCTAAACAAGTGTTCAGTGATAAGAATCAACCTATGCTTTGGTATATCACACTATACGAAGCTTGGCTGTTGCAAAAACAAGACCCTAATGCAAAAGCAAAATATGAAACGATGTTAGGCGGTTATCCACCGTTTGACTTTGCTGCATTTGAAGAAACATTAAATCACTGGCTGTCTAGTGCATACGCAGAAAGAAATCAGATTAAAGACGTAGTTAAAAAGATTAACGCCCAAACTACAACTGTTGATGCATTAATTAAAAACTTAGAAGCAGCTGAAGCAGTTATTAAAAAAGAAGATGAAGCTAAAGCTAAGAACGCAACTCCGATTGAAATACTCGAAGGCGACCATATCATATTGCCGCTTGGTAATCAAGGAGATTGGTGGTTACTACCTACTAGTTCTCATAAGGCAGAATCTAAGATTATGGGACATTGCGGTACAGCAGGAAACAACAAAAACGTACTATTGAGCTTACGTGATAAAACTCCAATACCTTGGGTTACTATGGAATACAGTGCTGACAACAAAGAACTCCATCAAATGAAAGGAAGATCTAATTCTAAACCTGCAAATAAATTCCATCATGCAATACTTGTATTATTAAAAAGCGATTTAGTTGACGGAATGTTCACTGGTCAAACATACCAACCAGCAAGTGACTTTTCTATATTTGATATGAACCCTGCAATGATAGAAGATATCGCCGCTACTAAACCAAATCTTATAATGACTCAAATTAAAAAGTATCCAATTGACTTCTTAAGAGCACCTCAAACTCTACGTGCAAATCCCGACTATAGAAACTTTGCTATATCATGCTTACCGGGTATTGCTGTAATCTTAGACGAAGCTGGCGTTACTTCAACAGATAACGACACTTGGGAAGAAGCAATTAACCAAGATCCTGGTATGATTATCTATTCACCAACTACATTAAAAGATTGGGAAAACCGTGTTACTAAGTATTTGGTAAAAAATCATAGAAACTTAGGCTATTGCGGTAATCATATCCGTAGTAATTATAATATAATGAAAGAAGTAATTACACACGGAGATGCAGCTGCAATTGAATTAGTACCATATAGAGCACCTCAGTATAAAGAACTAGCATTACTTGCTATTGGACAATCGCCAATATTGATTAAATCAGTAAACACAGAAGGCTGGTCTAAAGAGGAAATGAGAAAAGCATGGATGAATGCAGCTCATAAATATTTAGATACAGAAGATTGGCCAAATGAGTTATTTACACCCGAAGACGACAAAGAAATTTGGCGTACACAGGTTAAAAATAATAGATATTCAATTTCAAAAATTCCACCTGGATTGTTTGATGAACAAGAATTAATTGAGGTATGGAGTGATGCAACTAAAGCACATCCTTCGTTAATAAAGTCATCAGGGTTTATCAACTTAAATATCCCAGCAGAAACAAAAGATCAAATAAGAATTGCTGCAATATTTGAACACCCAGAATATATTGCTGACTGTAGACCTGACTTAATTGAAGATGAAAATGATAGAATTGAACTTTGGACTAAGGCATGTGATAGCTATCCTAACTTAATTACTGTACTTAAGAACGCAGCAATACCTGATGAAGTTAAAATAGAATTAACTGTTAAGACAGTACGTGATAATCCTACATATATTACAAATATTGATCAACGCTTAATACCTGATGAAAACGAAAGAATTGAACTTTGGATTAAAGCATGCAAAGTTCAACCAAAATATAAAAATGATCCGAAATTTCCAACAGACGCATTTGATAGAAACCCTGCAAAACTAAAAGAATTATGGATTAGTATGTTCGAAACCAACTTACCTCATGATTGCCCTCGGTTGAATGAAATTCCAGAAGGACTATTTACTCTAGAAGAATTAACTACATTAGCACGTAAAGTAATTGATAAAGACCCAAGCCAACTAATGTACGCGCCGCCCTCTATGACAACTACTGAAGAAAAATTAACTACTATTAAAGATCTTATGAATAGTGACCCATGGAAGGTGATGAGCTCACCACATAATCCAACTCCGCCTGATCTATATACTAGAGAACAAATTAAAGAAGTTTGGGATTATGCGCTTAGTAATGTTACTGACCCAGAATCAGATAGTAACGATGGATATATCGTAACGTCCGATTGGCTGCCATATCATATCGTTGATCAAGACTTGTTAAAGAGTACTATACAACACGGTGCAATAAACGACTATTTTGAGAACGATTCTATATTAGCTAGAATAAATTATAATTTGCTTGAACGACTATTTACTCCAGCAGAAATAAGAAAGTTACATAAAGATGTGATAGTAAATGCCGATTGCTATAATGAAGTCGGCGGACCGTTTGCTGCTATACCTTTAAAGTATAGAACTTATGAGTTATGTAGATTTGCACTTGATCATGACCCGTCTTATATAAACGTAGTAGTAGCATCAAAAGAAAACTTTACCGAACGTGAATTTGAAGAATTGCGGGCAATGTCTAATGACCCAATTGATGAAGAGTTCGTTAGAGATATACAACAACATACCGCACATAACTCATTCCAAAATTACCGCCCATTGCCATTTGAAGGACAATAAAAAACAATGAGAACATACTGACCCTGCGAAGCAGGCGGTAAAACAATTTTTACAACTTTAACTACATACCAAATGAAAGCCAGCTTAAACACTGGCTTTTATTTTGACTCCGCATATGGCCCCGGCCCATTACTTTCTTATACTATGGAATTCACTGTTTATTCACTGTGCTTATGGATTAGGGGCATAACAGTATATCACCATTTTTTAAGTTTTCTAGACCATCCAAACACCGTAGAACTATTCACTACGGTTGCGTATGGTAGACTTAACTTCACTTATGGATGATTCCAGCCTTGAGATTTGACGCGCTTGACGTTCTACCGTTTCCATTAGACGGTTGACTAGCGTATATAGATGGCTAGAGTCACTGTGTATAAACTTACTGCTACCATTTTCAAACTCTACTCGGCCCGGGACTATGCTGTTCGGGACCGGCTCTTGATTATATTGTTCCATACTAACTCCACTGTGTGTATACTGTATATATCACTGTGACGCCACTGTAGAGGCAGGTGCGGGCGAAAAGGGTCCTAGGGGTCTAAAAAATTTCCCGCGCAAAAAATTAGAGAGAAGTACTTACAGATTCTCACTGGTGATTTAGTACCTATGGGGTTAAATTTAAAGGAGTTTTTAGAGTTTTTAGAGTTTAGGGAAAAAAGGTTGCGTTGTTGTAAAAAAACAACAAATTGTTGTTTTATATGTCCCCCACCCCCCGGGGCATTGTGTATTGCGTTACACTATTATAACATATAAAAAAGCACATTGCAAGCTTTTTTTTTATAAAAAAAATTAAAAAAAGTAAAAATAATTTAAAAAAAAGCTTGCATTTTTTTTAAATGCGCGTATAATACATTGTAAGTTAAGTAATTAACTAGCTTTTTAAAAACTTAGTAGCTGTACAAAACGCGCGTTAAGTGTGCGCATACACACTTAATGTTTATATAACCCGCACAAAAAAGGGGATTACTATGCAAATTGAAAATATTACTGTTAATAGCATTGCTAACAATAGCGCAAAATTAGTGCAATGCGTGGGCGTTAGCACGCACGAAAAAGCGTCAATCGGTATTAAGATACGCTTTAGCGGCAAGCCCGATAGTAGTGCAAGAATTAGCACGCTAATTAACACTAAATTGCATAAGGGTATTACGTTTTGCAATATAAACGTGCAATGCAGTGAATTGCAAGCCGCACTATTATTGCGCGAATACTTGCAAGCAATAAACGTGCAAGAAAAAACACTTGATTTAATACCTACGCACGACATTGATGCAGTAACGGTATTTATAAACAAGTTTAGCACTACTGAACAAGATAACGCACGACAAGCGTGCAATGACAATAACATACAAATTGTGGAAAACAGTTTAAAAACTGAATACGCATAAAGCACAAAAAGAGTGCAATCCGAAAGGGTTGCACTTTTTTATTTATTTATTTTACTTTACATTGCACAATAAACGTGCTATAATATACATATATCCGCTCCGCTATCAGCGGGGCCACCGGCCCATCCGGTACGCTAAAAGCGTTACCCACTTACCTCAGCTTACCAAACCTCTCCATATACAATCAACTCACTCCGTTCGTCTATAAACCTCTAAGCTCTTTCCATCGCTTAACCTTTTGCGCCATACGCGCCGCCTGTTCACCGGGTGTCATCATTACACGCAATTTGGTTGCGCTGGACATATTGTACTTGTGTAATTTGTGTGTTAGCATAGTTATTATATGTTGTTGTTAAAAAAATATATTATAGCATTGCGTGTAACACAATGCAAGCATTTTTTTAATTAATGTATCCGATGGAGGCGAAGCCGACATGTATATTATACCACCTTTCCCCACCACCTGTCAACCCCTAAATAGTTACAGCGGGGCCTGAATCCCCGGGGCTATAGTTATATTATACTACCTCTAAGATGGTATGTCAAGTTCTTTTTTCCATTAAAAAATTTGCGCTGTAAGCGTTTAAAATTTTGTACTGCTATAGTTGCATTGCATTGCTTAGTATATAAACGCGCATTGTGTCCGCGTTAAAACGCAAATTTTAGCATTGCAAATTGTACTTGCTAAACGTATTTTTTAAAAACAAGTAGCAATCCTAAATACCTTACAGCGGGGCCTGCTGATACGCAGGTGGCAGATGGATACAACTATATGTCTCCGGTATCCTGGTGGTTCGGTTATTCAGAGCATTCAAGACCATGATGACCGGTTAACCGATCTAATATGCGAGACAAGGGGAAGCCCGGTCCATCGCATAATGGATTACGGGCTAAGGGACTACCTATGAAAATTGGTCGGTGAGCAAATTCTACAACCATCTGCCCACCTAGGTCTTTAGTCTTTTACAGCGGGGCCTTTCTGCAGGTCTTATTTCTTGTTGCGTCTTAACACTCGGCGACATGCAATTTTTTTGCTAGTGGTAGCGCGGTCGGATCTTCTTGCCATCTTGTTCTCCTGTGTAGTTACTTAACTTGCATATAGTATAACACAATGCTACACTATATGCAAGCGTTATTTATTACTATTTTATCAGCGCGTCAAACGCTCCGCAAAACCCTGCAAACGCTATTGTTATCGGAGTTGCCAAGAGCATCCACATTGTCGCGTCCACCATGAAGTTCATTACTCCATATTGTGTGTTGCGTGCTTGCGCTTGTTTGTTTAAAAAATTAGTAACTGTTTGTTGTTTAGTTTGCATAGTAGTTTGCACGCTGTAGTTGTTTAAGTAGTGCATAGTATAGCACAATGCTATACTATGCGCAAGTGTTATTTTAAGTTATTACAACCCCGAGCCGCATAAGCAGTTATACACAAACTCAGCGTCCTGTAATGCCACGTTGTTTATGTAATCCACTAAGTCCTTATGCTCCTCTACTTCCTCTATAAACGCGTGTACCGCAGCATCATCGTTCCACAAGTCCTCATGTGCATTGTAGTGTGTATTATATATTGTTACTATTTTTGCAATAATGTGCACCGGATGCTCAGTTGTGCCCCACTCCTCCGCATAGCCCTCGTCCGCCAACATAAACACTACACTTGTTATGCTGGGTGTTAGCGGGTACTTGCTTGTGTTAGCGTTATTTGTGTTAATTTTGTTTGTTGTTGCTGTAGTTAAATTTTGCATAATAAGCACGCTGTAGTAGTGTTAACAGTTAAGCGTTATTGCTTAACTTGTGCATAGTATAACAAACTAGTTTGCTATTGTAAAGCGTTTTTTTATTTTATTTTTTGCTTGCATTTTACTTTTATTTGTGTTATACTATATAATAAAGCTCGGGCATGCCTAACACCCGAGCTATCTACAACCAACTACTTCACACTTATCTCATATCACTATCACCGGCTACGTCACAGCGTGTCGCGTAACCAGTAAGTACCGTTTCATTCAATCTATCTAGCAATCTTACTTCAACTGCCCGGGCGGCTTGGCACTCGGCTTCTGTTTGGTATATCAATGTGTTATCAATTTCCTGTGCCCCAATAAACATAAACACCTTTAACACATATAATTTTAACATTTTAAACGCTCCGGCTATTTGTTGTTAGTTAGCGTTATTGCTAACTTGTGCATAGTATAGCAAACTATTAAACTATATGCAAGTGTTTTGTTTTCGGTTAGTCCACTAATGCACTTGCTCTAAGATCCACAAAGTTCGCATACTTCATTGTGTCTTTTGTTTCTCTGCGCTCACGTAACAATGCAGTCCGGGCACGCTCGACTTCTCTGCGGGTCTGTACACCAATTAGTCTTGCGCTCAACACTGCCGTATATTCTTGTACCGGTTTCATTCTATGCTCCTAATGGTTTCGAAAAGTCGTTGTTGTCAGCACGTCCATGTGCTCTGTGTTGCCTTACAGTCCGTACATTTCAGCTACGCTGTTTGCCACACGTCCGTCGTTACCCCATTGTACTTTAATGCAACCCGGATGTTCATTGCCCAGTGCTGCCAACTTAGCAAGTGCCAATTCCCAGTTGTTTAGTTTGTCTACTGTTTTCGGAGCGTCAGCACTTGTAAAGTAGTTAGCTGGTGGTACCTTACGTTCCGGAACATTGCTTTTACTTGTTTTCACTTTACCGCCTGCTTCCAAAAACGCTTGTACTGCATTGTTTGTTGCTGTGTTTTTTGCTTGTTTGTTTGTATTAGTAAACATAATTTGCACGCTGTAGTAGTGTTAACAGTTAGCGTTATTGCTAACTTGTACATATTATAGCAAACTAAGCACAAGTTAGCAAATGGTATTTTTGAGTATTGTTTCCATTGTGTCCGCGCGTGTGTACACATAACAGCGGGGCCTATTCGGCACTTCCCTGTGCCGTTGTATCCGTTATAGTCCCGATCCGCATAAGCAGTTATACACAAACTCAGCATCCTGTAATGCCACATTGTTTATGTAATCCACTAAGTCCTCGTGCTCCTCTACTTCCTCTACAAACGCTTGTACCGCAGCATCATCGTTCCACAAGTCATCATGTGCTTCATAATGTCTGTTGTATATTGTTACCATTTGCGCAATTATATGCACCGGATGTTCAGTAGTGCCCCACTCCTCCGCATAGTTCTCGTCCGCCAACATAAACACTGTACTTGTTACGCTGGGAGTTAGCGGGTACTTGCTTGTGTTTGCGTTTGCTGTGTTAATTTTTGTTGCTGTAGTAGTATTTTGCATAGTTAGCACGCTGTAGTTATAAGTTAGCTTAATTGCTAACTTGTACATATTATAGCACGTTTAAACATTTTGTAAAGCGTTTTTTTAAGTTTTGTTTTCGCTGTTACCATACGCGTGTACACATAGCAGCGGGGCCTTTCCGAGCACGTCCATGTGCTCTGTGTTATCTTACAAGCCCGAGCAACATAAGCAATCATACACAAACACTGTGTTCTGTAATGCCACATTGTTTATGTAATCCACTAACTTCGCATTGTCCTCAACTTCCTCTATACACGCTTGCATCGCAGCATCATCGTTCCACAAGTCATCATGTGCTTCGTAATGTCTGTTGTATATCTCTGCTATCTTTAATACTATGTGTGTCGGATGTGTCGTTGTGCTCCACTCCTCCGCAAAGCTCGCATCCGCCAACAGTGCCAGCACACTTGTTTTGCTCGGATAGTACCCGGGCAATTTGCTTGTGTTTACGTTTTGTGTGTTAATTTTTGTTGCTGTAGTAGTATTAGTTTGCATAATAAGCACGCTGTAGTAGTGTTAACAGTTAAGCGTTATTGCTTAACTTGTACATAGTATAACACGTTTAAACATTTTGTAAAGCGGTATTTTAGAGTATTGTTTCCGACATAACCGGGGGGGGGGGTGGTCGGTCGGTCTGTCAGATTGCTTGGCACTTCCCTGTGCTCGATATATCAGTTATGCCATTATGCTCGCTACTTCAGTGTATCGTTGTTTCAATCTTTCGATCATATGGAGTAAGTCGACATTAAAGACTAAGTCATATACATCGCTTTCCGTTGTACTCACTATACCAATTGCACTCGTGTAATGGAGTTGTTCGACTATAGTCGTTACAGTCGTTACATCTATTTTCAATTGTTTCGATACTTCAGCTAGTAACACTTTCGAAACTGTCTTGCGATCTCTGTCCGCTAGTCTATGAAACCCTTTTGCCAACATCCTTGCAACATCGGTATTTTGGCGTATCGTTGCACCAATGCTATCGTTATGCTCGTGTAACTCGTTTAAAAACTTAATATGGTTTCTCAATACTGTTTGGATAATCATTATGCGCTCCAGTTAATCAGTTAAGTACGCGCATACTCGATATATGCGCGTGTAAACAGCGGGGTCTATTGGCGTGCTTTGATTGCCGATTGCACCTGCTTGTTCAACAGCCCAATTGCCGCTAGCTCCTCTTTAGCTTGTTCCCATGTGTATCGTTGTTTCTCTACTACAACTACGCGGGGAGTATGGACTTGTGATACTGTAGTGCGTCCTCTGCGTCCTGTTTTAGTTGTTTTAATTGCTCCTCCGGTTGCTAAGAACATTGCCACGCGAGCCGCTAACTCCGCTGCTTGTTGTTGTTTAACTTCGTTGTTCATAATACCTGTTGCCATTATACACGCTCCGCTTTATCGTTAATGTCAGTTTCTTCAGTTTGCTCACAATCCCAACATGGTTCAAGCTCATCTGTTTCCATGTTGTATAGTACAGTCAAGTCCCCACACGTAGTGCAATACGCGCGTAGTGGGTAAGTGTTTTTGTATTGTACTTGCATAATTTTTACACGCTGTTTTGTTAATGTGTGCATATTATAGCATTGTAACACGCGCATTGCAAGTAGTTTGTTAACCGCAATGCGCGTGTACATAAGCAGCGGGGCCTATACGGTAGTTACGAGCAACAAGTTGTCCAACACATCCGCTTTAGCTCTGTATACCATGTTGCCGTGTCTCGTATGCTCAATTACAATCCCATTTGCCTCACACCACAAGTCCAAACGCGCTGCTCTTAAGCTCACTTTATCTTTAAACTGTGGTTTGTTGACTTTAACGGCAATAAACTTTTTTCTGTAGTTCAAAAACACGTTGCTCTGTATATACACATCCTCAATGTGTGCTAACAACGCTTCCCCTGCGCTCAATTGCACTAAGCTATACAAGCTCTCATTCTCAGCGTCTCTGCGTTTAATATCCTCTAAGCACACGTAAGCTGGAAGTTTGACGTCATCCGATGTGTGTGATACAGCGTGTACAATAGCAGTAGCTGTGTTTTTGAGTAATTTAGTAGTTGTTGACATATGATACGCTCCGAAAGTT